TTGGAAACGAAGGTGTATATTAACACCCCCTAAATTTAAAAATTGAAGCACAACACCGAGGGTGTTAATTCATTTTTATAGCGTCTTCTCGCTTTGGCTCAACCCCAATAACATGGGGGTGCCACAAACCTCATCAAGCAGAAATCTTCTGCAGCAGCGGTTTCCTCATAGCCATACAGGGTAGTATCACCAGAGAGGTTGTCATATTCAACAGTATAGTTCCGGAGAGCAATACTCTCGGTAGGAACATCATTACCTGAAAATGGGTCTACACTTTGTGAAAGTGCAAACAAATTGTTTGTGTAAAATGGGATTTCAAACTCAATACCTCCATTTACACTTGGAACATAAGTAGTAGTTCCGTCCAGGTATTCTCTTCCAGTAGGCGTGTAAGCGCCATCCGAAATGTTGAATGCAACGGTCGCATTGCTGGGTGTTTGCAAATGTATTTTGCAATGTCAAGAGATGGTAGGATCAATACCAATCAAGCGAATTCGTTTTCTCATGCCGCCTCTGAGACCCACATAGGCATATCTCAAATATCCTAAAAGGTTCGCAATCATGTTGCTCGGCAAATTTGTGGTGATGTTAGGGAAAAGAGGAGTTATAATTTCCCCACTCCAATTTATAGGAAGATCACCAGCGGTAGTGTGCGATGCTGAGTTTGATGTCCAGAAACGCTTCAGTAAAGCCCTAAAACTCAAGGGCAACTCACCAAAATGCAATTGCGCAATAGATTGCACATTTGACTTGTTAGGATTCAATGTTAAACACGTCATATCAGTCCCAGTACTATCAGATTTAACATCCATATCACCAGACTCTGCGATAATCCCAACAATAGAAGTAGGCAAATTACTGTTAAGCACTTCATTATAAAACATATTAGATGATCTAGCATACACATTTATTCCAACACTGCTTCCATCAGGAGACTGCAAAGCAGTGAAAGGAACCACACCAATCATACCATTTGCACACCTAAAAAGATTACCCAAATCAGTAATATTATTAATACACTGTGCGGCATCTTGAGACGCAGGCATAGCAGCCCACGCTTTAGGAAAAGTCCAATTTACACAAAAGGACTCTTGGGTGGTCTGCTCAAGATCAATGATAGCAACAAACTTTTTGTTCATCTGAAGGGCAGCTGTAGTCAAAGCTGCTTGCGCAATATTTGGCTCAAAAAACACTGCCAACTTGCCCTTATGAAATTTAGAACAAATAATCTGAAATGTGTATTCAATATCGCCATGCCAATATGCAAAAGGTGTTGCAGCAAATCCCATTGGAGTAGGTTGATAAACATTGCCACCATTGAAAGATGTCCCAATAATAGAAGTAGGAGTAACAACGTTAGTCCATATTGGTCCACCATCGGGAGTAGCATTGGCTGCCCAAGTAAAGGTATTAATCAAACCTTGTTGGGAGTTCAAAAACCCAAGAGACATCTCATCTTCAGTAACAGCAACAATACGTGGGTCAACAGTGAGCTCTTGCCGTGGATCAAGTGTAATCCTCTTTCCCAGATCATATCCAACAAGATTGGCTTCATTCCAAAACCCCTCAGGTTTCATACGCTCAGGCATAGTATTCAAATTGGGAGTGGAAAAACCCATAATGGCAGCAATATCCCTAACTGCACCAAGTGCCATAGCACTTGCTTTCGCAAAGGGACTAATACTGGAAAAATTGTTTGCAAAAACAGCGGCGCGTGACGCAACAGCCTCAACAGGTCCAATTTTTCGTTCATCCGACTCAGTGGTTATAGCAATTTGAGTTGCGGTGGGACACCCCAACACAACATCAGTCATCCATGCATAAATATTAATGCCTAGAGACGTTGCGCTACCACTCGAATTGATTATACCAGGTGGGAGAAATGAATGCAATTCAAAAACCCCAAGATTGGAGAAGTCATTGAAAACAGTAGATGGACTTATGACAGTAGCGGCGTTGTTGAACAAACGTAACATAGGTTGATTGCAGACAAAGGGAAACATCATCTCCAACGGAGCATTGTCTTTAACATCAATAGTCTTACTCCCTGGAGTAGCTGAAAGATATTTCAAAAAACAATCTCTAAGAGTTGGTTGATTTCCAATATACATCTGATAAATACCATTAGTCACGTGGAGAGGAACATAAGATGCTTGAAGCATTCCATAGTGCCATTGCGTGCCAGACACAGCGATGCGAATATTCATGTTACCACGCATATAAGCAAAATTGCGAATCTTAGCACGAACACTTGGATCAGCCATATAAAGTTGCCAAGGATTGAGAGTCAAATTGTAATTTGATCCCAAAGGTATGGTACTTGCATAAAGATCAACAGGTCGCTCGAAAAAATGTTTGATATCAACAGGAGTATCATACAACAACCACGAGGGTTGCGCATATCCAACCATAGTATCATCCTCTTCAGTTCCGGCAACATCCTGAATGTTTTGGTGTTTTTCTTCAGCACCACCACTAACAGGTGAACTTATCTCTGTTTTTCCTGATTCAGCAACAATCTCATTCTCAACATCTTGAGTTTCAAACAAATCTTGGACAGCAGACACCAAATGACACCAAGCATCAGAAGGAAGGTCCAGATAAAGTGGTCCAGGACGAGGATATTCTTTCGGAGGCAAACCTGTAGTATGTTCAACTGCAAAGATAAACTTTGAAATCAATTTGGTCTGACTTTCCCAAAAACGCATAACGTTTGGGTCCCGAGGTACATCCGGATCTTGAACACCCCATATATCGGAAACAGCAAAAGCAATTTTGGCCCAATACTCAACATCAAGATCTAAAAAGATTGGTTGATGAAATCTAAGAACATCAGAGGGCAAACCAACGGTATGTTTCACAATAAAAATTAATTTAGAAACGACTTTGGTTTGCTGCTCCCATATTCGTATTTTATAGTTATCATCATCTCCAGCTCCTTCGAATGTCTCGAATCCTGATTCAACAACAACATTATTTCCTTCTCGTTCAACTCGCAATAATCCCCTTCGAATTTTCGTTAAAGCATCAACTGTAGATTGTAGAGATTCGTATTCACTATACATCTTTATCCATTCATCTGCGCGAATTCGAAACTCACGACTATGCATGTAGGATTCAGACCGCAAAAGCTCAGATGGTGTGTACTGACCATAAAAGTCATTATAAGACACAAGCTTATGTGATTCATCTCTAAGAACAGTATACTCATTTAAAAGTGCGGTATATTCTTGAATTTTGCTAGGCCGTTTTATTCCACCACGATTACTGCCTTCTCTTTCAATGATGGTTCGTTGAAAACCAAGAACTCTTTTTCTATTAAGTATCTCGGCCAACATGTTACTTTCCAGTGACTCTCCTTCAACTTCTTGAGTACCGTCCATTTCACACATTGAATGTCTTCCCCCACACACATCATTACTTGTTGGGCATTTATCGATATCAAGTTTCAAAGATTCGAACACGTCGCCATAATCGGCGATTACCTTGTTAACATCTTTAACAGAAACTTTAAATTGTTTGGCGAAACTATCGATAAGAGCTGCTCGAGCAGCACGCCATTGTGTCTCAGTGGAGTGAAAAAACAATTCTCTGAGCTCTGAGTTGAAAGTTGCAAGCATTTGCTCCTGTTCATTCAAAACACTTGATGGAATATACCACGCCAATGCTTTGAAAATAGAATTCATATCAAGTGGAGCAACAATTCGGTTCAAATCATCATGATGCTTGAATGTACGTTTCAAAAATGTCATTTTGTCAGCAACAAACTTGGGATTATCTTTTTCTTTAGATGCAGTTGTAAACTCCATACCATAAACCGCCTCACAAAACATTCCATAATTTTCTCCATTAAAGAAATGAGATACAGACTCCTTAGTAGCTGCTAAAACATCATCTCCATAAGTGGCAGGCAAAACATAATCATGAAAACGAATGTCAGTATAAGATGGAAGATGTTCACAATACTCAGGTTGATTTTGAACAAACCAATAAAAGTAATACATCAGAAGAACAAGACCCCTAAGTCCATTATCTTCAGCAGTACCATACTTACCAGAGGGTTGCTGGCCAGGAGCACAGAACAAATCTTTACACATGTCCGCAATAGGGAAAAGAGAAGAAGTTAAAACGCCAATCAATGCACGAGTAGCTTCAGCAGAATATCCCATCAATCTTGAAGTGTGAGTAATTATAGAACATACAGTCCAACCAATGTCAAACGGCATACTTTGATCAAAATTTCCATAATCACCTTCTATGATGAGCGGAGAAAAATCAGTAAGATCCTTATACAATAAATGTGCTTCCTTGTGCATGTCAATACCAACACAAGTACTATAGAGACGTGAGTCTTCAACCATTGAAGTATACATGGGTCCAAGAAGCATTCTAGAAACAATAAGATCTGACAAAGCTGACATCCAAAAGACACGCGTCTTACCAACCGCACATTTCTTTAAGTCACGAGGTTCATCTTTCAAAGCTGCTGTGTACACAAAAGGGTACGAACGACGATGGGAATAATGATCAAACATTGTAACTAAACGTTGTTTTAATGCCCTAGTGGGTTCACGAACAATCTTGGAACCATCTTCTTTGACAATAGGAATATGTACTCTCTTTCCACCATTCCAGCCAAAGCCACCACTAGTGGAAGCATTTATACGCTTAAACATTCCATCACATTCAGCACCATTGATAGCTTCTTCAACTGTCATGGGTGACCACTCAACATTGTGTCGTCGCTTAAGTTCTGAAACAAACCTATCAGTCACTTCAAAAATAATACGCTCCAAAATCTTACGATCAAGAGGTTCACGTGATTTGTTTAACTTTCTAGCTGCATAATTCCAAGGAGAACAATATTCCCCATCGGCTGACACAAAAGGTCTCATAGGAGGAGGACCAAAATATTGTGTAGGCTCAAAGGAATAAATCTCGGAAAACAACTTGTTAAGATCACCATTTCGATTCATAAAAGACTTTGTAAGTTTAGACCCCTTTTGCATTATGATTTCACCAGATGCCTTGCCATAATAAATGAGTCCTGGAAAAGACTCATGATTAAACATAGACTTGACACAAATTTCACTATCAATGTATGCTAACTTAGATTCTGACACCGACATGAGAGGCATGAGTGGAGATTTGACATTCAAATCATCAATAGCATCACAAATGGATTTTCTATCAATCGGAGTCGCGAACGCTTCAGCAGAACCTCGCATCCCAGCCATGTGTATTCCACAAATGGAATAACCAGAATCTTTTTTCAAAAACAAAGGGGTTCCACAAATGCCAGGAGCGTGTCCAGGAAGATCATATGCAAAATGAGTTTGACTAATAATGGGCCCATCCTCGCCACGTGCAACAATAACATCATCAATAAATGTTGCAACAACAGGTGTCAACCCAACAAACGCATCCGCAAACTTAGGAAATCTGGAATCAAGTTGAATATTAGAAGTGTAATCATGAAATTGCATTGATGACAAACGAACGAGAGCAACATCATCATTCAAATAACGTATGTCATCAGATGT